TTACTTTCTTTTCTTACCTGCATCCGAGCGGGTAGCCCGGAGAGTGCGGCCTACGCCACCGCGTGAACGGTACGTGGCAGCTTGCTCTCTAGTAAGACGCCCACCTGCACCTTGAGGCACAATGACCCCGAATTTGTTTACCTTAGCCATATTAGTCCTCGAAGTTAATGTTGTTGAAACGCTTTTCTAGGTCTTTACGTTTGCGACCGGGAGCCATGTCTTCTGGAGAAACATATTCAAACCCATTAGCGCATTGTTTAGCAGCTGCATACATCTCCCCGCTATTGATAAAGCGCCCTCGAGAAAGAACTTCATTAACGTGTGAGAAAGCTTCTGCGGTACGGAATTTAAGCTTCTTACCGTTTTGGAATTTAAGAATAAAACTGCCCCGTTTCTTGGTTTTAATTTTCTTTGCCATAGTAGTTCGTTAATAATAGTATATAATTTTAGGAATTCAACATAAATATTAGCATGTCCTGCAATTGTGGTAATTGTAAATGTAAAGAGAGGCCTGTTGAGAAGCCGATATGGCAGATAGCCAAAAGCTGGCTTTTAAAAATAAAGCAGCTACTCTCTACTTGAAAGTGAATTGGTAAAGAGTGATGCCTGTTTAAGATTGTCCACTAGGATCTGATCGGTTACAGGCGCATTAATTATAAATTTGCTAGAATTAAACCTATAAATTTGTTTTCTATCTTCACACATAATGGCACTCCCAATCTTTAACCCTAGCTCATTTAAACGCATCGATAAATCCGGCTGCGCAGGCATACCGCATATTTCAGCTTGGTTACCGGGTGCTAGGTCCGTAAGCTTGATCGTGGGCATTTAACCTATACTTACCTATATTAATAGAGTTTTAAAGTAAATATAAACAATGTCTGGTATATCTCATAAGTTACTCGAAACATACAAAGGGGTTATAAATAAAAAACCACATGCCCGTAAGAAGACGCTTGTTAGCCTATATGAAGGTAAGGATGAGCCTGTTTTGCGTAAAACACTTAAAGACGTTTATGAGGCACGCTTCTTAACACCTGAGGAGCAACGCGACGCTGAAGCTGCAGAAAGAGAAAAAAATATCGCCACACGTCAAGCCATCGAAGCATCGCGGCCGGTATCTGCTTTTAATAAAGAACTTGTTATAAGCGAAATTACTCCGTGGCCTAGCTATACTGGAAAATATTATGATAGTGCAAAAAAAGCAGGTAAAGGTATAGCGGGACCAGGAGAGCTGTCGGTTAGTATGGTATTAGTTCAATCATCTAATACGGAAGATTTTAATAAAAACGAACAGATTGTTGCCAAAGACGCTATACAGGGTATAAAACACGAAGAGGGTAACCGGGTAGATATAAAAAATAAGTATACAGGAAAGCTCTACGAAGTTAAGCAAGCAAGTAACACCAAGTCAGTACAGGTCGGAGCAAACTCTACAGAATTTGCGGCAAATTTACAACGAGATGTTAGAATAAATTTTTTGAGCCTATATAAAGTATATAGCATTTTGGCGCCTGAACATAAACAAATATTAGATAAAACCGGAGAACTTGAAACCATATTTAAACTCGGTTATAATTATTTTGAAAAACAGGCCGGTCAACGCGGAGAACTTTCTCGAGGTTGTATAATAAATGATATAAGAAGGCCGCATTCCCATATACCGAAACTTTATAAAATACCTCAATACTTTACTCCAGAAATTTTAAACAACCCCGAGTATAATATTGTTAGTAAAGATGTAGCTGATTCTACTTATTTCTTAAAAGATCTATATAAAGTAAACGATACGGACGCAAGAATTATTGATAATCTTATAAAGAACTATATACAGCGTAAACAGCAAATGAATGCTGAGGCGATAGTAGAAGCTAATAATGAGGTGTTTAGTGACTTTCTTTTAATAGCTAGCCAAAACCCGGTATTTGCATCTCAACAAACATTCGCTGAAAAAGTTCAAAACTATTTTGTTCCTGGCTCTAGAGAAAGTAAACAAGTACTAATGAGTATTTTTCCTCACGAAGGAGTGTTTGTAGTAAGCAATGAAGGTTATTCATATGCTGGCCAGAACCACCTCGAAATATTATTAAGAATAGATAGCATCACACGTAGTAAATTAAAAGTTTTACCTAGAACTGCTGAAACTACCGACAGTCCTGCTGAAGAGCAACCGGTACAACAATAATAAATGCCTAAGCCTAAAGAGCAAACGTTCTACCTCGGTAATAAAAACTTACCGGTACCGGAGACCAATTTCGACTGGACACCAGAGATGGTGGAAGATCTTGAACGCGCTCGCAAGTCTATCTTACATTTCTCTCGTTTCTTTTATATTGTAAATTTAGATGAAGGTAAGCAGCCTATTAAGCTTTATACCTATCAAAAGCGTATATTAAAGTCTCTCGTAGAGAATAGATTCAATGTAGTACTTGCTTCTAGACAGATTGGTAAGACTACTATCTTAACTATCTTTGCTCTCTGGATGGTATGCTTTCAAGACGATTACAGAGTGCTTCTTATCGCTAATAAAGAAGGTACGGCTATTAATATCTTTAAACGTATTCGTTTGGCGTATGAGATGTTACCTAACTTTTTAAAGCCGGGTATCGTTAACTACGCCAAGACTGGTATGGAACTAGCCAACGGCTCTTCAATCGGTATCAGTACGACGACATCAGATGCAGCCAGAGGTGAGTCTATTAACTGTCTACTCATTGACGAAGCAGCATTCATTCCAGCAGAGTTTATGAATGACTTTTGGGAATCGGTATTCCCGGTTATTTCGTCCTCTAAGAAGTCTAAGATCTTTATGTTATCTACTCCTAATGGGGTAGGTAATCTCTTTTATAACATTTATACAGACTCATTAGATGGAGGTAATGGTTGGCATAATGAAAGAGTTGACTGGTGGGAGGTACCCGGCCGAGATGAAAAATGGCGCGATATGACCGCTAAAGCTTTAGGCTCCATAGAAGCATTTGACCAGGAGTACGGTAACTCTTTTAGATCAGCAGGGGAGAACGCTCTCGACAAAGATCAAATGGAAGAGTTTGAAAAGACTGCTCCGGAGCCTGTACTTGTAAGTGAAGACGGATGCTATCTTATTTTAAAGGAAAGAAAAGAAAGACACTTCTATACAATAGGGGTTGACGTCGGTGAAGGCATACAGAGAGCTAACTCCACAATACAAGTACTGGATATAACGGATTTAACCGCTATAGAACAGGTAGCCGTGTACGCTAATAACAAGCTAGACCCTTTTAACTTTGCAGGGAAGCTCGTAGAAGTAGCCCATGAATGGGGCCGGCCGCCTTTACTGGTAGAGCGTAATAATTGTGGTGCTCAAGTAATAGATGCACTAGTACACACTCACCATTATGAGAGTATTGTAAAGTATACTCCAAGTATGGGTACCTTTACTGATAAGGTAGAAAAGGATAACCGTATGGGAGTATATTCTCATACCAATAGTAAGTTCAATGCTATGTCCAATCTTAGATATTGGATGGGTACCTTAAGATGCTTAAAGCTTACTGATAAAGAAACTATACAAGAATTTAAAACTTATGTACGTCAAGCTAATGGCGTATGGAAAAAACAATCTGACCGTTACCTCGATGATAGAGTAGAAGCTTTAATCTGGGCATTATTTGCTCTTGATACTAAAGTAATAGAGCAGTTTTATGAAGTACTTGAGCGAGACGGTAATGGTAAGCCTCTTAAGGTAGTACCCCACAATTGGGACCCTTATGAAGTTAGTGAGTCTCGTTTACCAAGTCAACAAGATCTATATAATAGATATGGTAAGGGCAAGGTACCTGCTGAGAGTAATCGTAATCCTTCCTTCATAACTGGTGGTAATAAAGGTTCAGGTAATTCTGATATGGATGAAATGCTTGCTCAGGGCTGGAAGCCTATGAATAATAGCTCTGCGGGTGCTCGAGGCGGCTTCTTATTTTAATCCAATAAAAAACCCGCTAAGTTAATAGCGGGTTTGGTTTTAAAACTTGATCTGTTCTTACTCGAACATTTTCTTACCAGCAGTAGCAACGGTACCTGAACCTACTTTATTATTCTTGCCTTGAAGAGAAGCATTGTTGCCTTTTTCTTCTTTTGGCTCTGGTTGGCTCTTTAAAGAACCTTTTTCTGCAGTACCACCAGCTTTGTGGAGATCGCCGACTTTATTATTCTTGCCTTGAAGAGCAGCATTATTGCCTTTCTCTTCTTTTGGCTCTGGCTGTGAAACGGCTTCACCTACTGGTGCTTCACCCATGTCTTCTTCACCCATAGTTTCTTCACCTTCACCGCCATCGACTGAAACGCCGAGGCTGGACATTAATAGGTCATGGAGCTTTTGAGCTAATTCTTTTGGAAGTGTAATTGTTACATCTTGGGACTCTTCTTCTGAACCCATTTCTGGAGCATCAGCAGCAGCATCATCAGCAGAAGCTACGCCGGCATCAGCACTCATGGCGTCAGCTTCATACATACCGTCTGCTTCTTCGTTGAAAGGAATACTCTTGATTGCTTCCTCGTATAGTTGATCGAATTTTGGTTTGGACATGGTAAATTTTGGTTTGTAATTATACTTATTATTCTCTTGTGCAGATTCCCGTACTTTTTCTTGGGAAGTTGTATTCTCTGCAGTCTCCGCTTCGTGAGCGTTTTTCTTATCTTCAGCAGATTCTTTATCTTCTTCTTGATCTTTCATCTCTTTTGGATCAGATGCCGGATCTTGAACCTTGCTTACTTTTTGAAAATTATTACCTTTGAGGCCTTCTGGTCCGGTCTTTTTCATTAAAGGGGATATATCACCCTTAGTACCAGGACCGCCACCTAACGGACTATTAGGCTTTACTTGCTTTTCTTCTTTTAAGTACTGACTTACGTCGGTATTCAAAATCTGTTCTGATTTTTCCGTTACAACAGATGTCGGAATTTCTTCAGCGGAAGATGCGATACCAGCATAGATGTTGCCGAGGTCAGATAATGATTTAATCTTCATTTACAATATTATTTAGTATATCTACCTTTATTTCTACAGGTTATAGTAAATATTTTTGATGGCTAGTTACTTATCTAAATATTGTGTTGATACCGGGCCGTATGTAGTTCCAGGTACTAATGAAATTGGAGACACTTTAAGTGGTGGTACTAACTGTACGTATGGAACTAGCGGGGTTAGATATTTAAGTGTTGATTCAACCGCCTCGGAAAGACAGCTTTGGAATAATTGGTGGAAAGAACAAATTGGTCAATACGGTCAACAAGTAGACTATTATATAAATGGATACAATCTTTCTGCACACGATTACCTTTACGGGGAGCAGCCTTTAGTAAGATACTCTATACCATTCCCGCTTATAATGGCATTAACATTGAGTAATGATAATGTTGTATTGAGTAAATTCGGTTTGCAAGGAGAAGCAGATTTAACTGCAATTATACCTATTGATACTTTTTATTCAACAGTTACCGCAATGAGCGGGGTACTATCAGCTTCAAATTATGAACCGAAAGCTGGGGATTTAATTAAACTGTCTGAATACGGCTCATTACGTCCCGGGGGTAGAAATGGTAGAGTGTTTGAAATTACCGAGCGGGTAGATGAAATGGGTGGAGAAAATAATCAGTTGTTTGGACATTATGTGTGGATGATAAAGGCGAAACGCTTTGATTATAACTTTGAATTGGATGCACCTCGTGAAGCTCTCATGAAGCAAGTATACGATAATAAAGCAGATGGTTATCTTAATAACCTACCCAAGATACTTGAGAATAAAGCATATACCCAATTTGTTGATAAGGATTCCACTGAGGTATTTAACTATAAAGAAAACACTCAATCTAATACTAGTGTATATGGAGATTACGATGATAATAACACTCTCGTCAACTTAATAGGCGTTACTAACGGTCAAGGTGCCTTAACTGGGTCTTTAGGTGCATCTGCAACTCCAGCAACTTATGTAGTGGTTAAGAGCCCTAATAATTATATAGCGCCAGAATCAACTCGTATACAAGATGCTAATTTAGCTCAACTTGCATTACTTGGTATTAGTTTATCTTCAAGTAACCCTGCTTTAAGTTCTTTATTAATACTACCATCTTCAGCAGCTTGCTAATTATAAGTAATAACTATCTACAACAATGGCCGACGAATTTAATTTAATTTTCCCGCACGAGCTTCCTCAGGTTCCGCCTCTGTCGGGAGATTTAATATTTCTAGAAAGAAATAATAACGACGGCTCGTACACTTCTTATAGTACTACCCTCTCTGCTCTTTCTGCAGCAGGGTATTTTGGTCAAGATGGAGCTTCAGGTTATTCCGGTTATAGTGGTATACCGGGGTCGGCGGTAGCATCTGGTTACTCTGGTTACTCAGGTAGCGCTGGGGTTTCAGGCTATTCCGGTTATAGTGGCTCAGGGGTTTCCGGGTATAGCGGTATATCTGGTTATTCTGGAATAGGTACATCTGGCTATTCTGGCGCAGTAGGTACTTCTGGTTACTCTGGAGAAGCAGGCTCGTCAGGTTATTCTGGTGTAATAGGGTCGTCAGGCTACTCCGGGACTGAAGGCACTTCTGGTTATAGCGGTATATCTGGTTATTCTGGATCTGGTATATCAGGCTATTCTGGCGCTATAGGTACTTCTGGTTTTTCTGGCGCTATAGGTTCATCAGGTTATAGTGGTTTAGGTATATCAGGTTACTCTGGTTATAGTGGTAGAGATGGCTCTTCAGTTACTATTATCGGTACAGTACCCACTATAGGTGGAGATGCCCAAACAACTTTAAACGCAGCATTCCCGTCTGCAACTAACGGTAATGGTGTTGTCGCTGAAGATACCGGTCACTTGTGGGTCAAGGTTAGTACTACCTGGGTCGACGTCGGACAATTAAGAGGGGATTCAGGCTATTCTGGTTATTCCGGTCTTTCGGGTTATTCCGGCGCTTCGGGTTATTCCGGTACGTCTGGCTACTCAGGCGCATCTGGCTATTACGGTCAAGATGGGGCATCTGGTTATTCAGGCATTAGTGGTTATAGTGGTTCTGGTTACTCTGGTTACTCTGGCCTTGCCGGTAGCTCTGGTTACTCTGGCCTTGCCGGTAGCTCTGGTTACTCTGGCGGGGAAGGCACATCAGGCTATTCTGGCGGGACAGGCGCATCAGGCTATTCTGGTTATAGTGGCTTAGCAGGCAGCGCCGCGGGCTCAGGTTATTCTGGTTATAGTGGAGCATCTGGCTATTACGGTCAAGACGGGGCATCAGGTTATTCTGGTATTTCAGGCTACTCTGGAGCGTCTGGCTATTACGGTCAAGATGGTACATCAGGTTATTCTGGTTATAGTGGCTTAGCAGGCAGCGTCGCCGGATCAGGTTATTCTGGTTATTCTGGTGTAGCTGGTCTGTCAGGTTTTTCAGGCTCGGGCGGAGATAGTTACGTATTCCCTGATAATTTAACAGTTAGATTAGCAGCTGGGGACTCGTTCGGTCGGTTTACAAACGGTCAAATTATATCCGCTATTGGACTTACAGTACAGGAGGTTATTCGATTAGCTATAGATAATACTACCCCAACACCAACACCGACGATCACGCCGACCCCAACGATCACGCCGACACCGACCGTTACCCCGACTCCGACCCCGACGCCAACGATTACCCCGACACCAACAGTTACACTTACCCCGACACCGACCCCGACCCCCACGATTACGCCCACACCGACGATTACGCCGACTCCTACGGTCACTCCGACCCCGACCCCGACTCCGACCCCAACAGTCACTCGTACTCCGACACCGACCCCCACGATTACGCCCACACCGACGATTACGCCGACTCCTACGGTCACTCCGACCCCGACGCCGACAATTACCCCTACCCCGACACCAACTCCGGTGCCTACATATATATATCGTGGACCGGTAGCCGCCGCTCCGGCTACATCAGCTGATGTGGTAGCAATGAGCGCTACATTAGTAACTGGTGCAAATCCATTCGTATTAAATACCGGCACTACGTTTATTAACTTCTCGATAGCAATACCTGCTACTCATACCCTTGATCAAGTAATAGACACAGACGCATTTAATTTAGATATTACTGATCAATTTATAAAAGCCGGTCAACCTACATCAGTTAACGTAACTAACGGTTGGGGCGGAACCGATTTATATTATGTATGGACTATGACTAACGCAACCCCATATAGCCCTCGACATAGATTTAACTGTTACTTTACATAACATAACTTTACTTTAACATGGCACTCACTCCCGGTCTACAAATTCCATACGGCGTACAGCCAGTTAACCCAGTACCAGTAGATACATGGTCAGGTCCGTATACAGGTGCAACAGAAGTTGCTGCTCTTTCAGCTGCAAATATCTCAATACCTGC